TCTCCAGTAGTTGACAGCATTACTGTCAAACGTCGTGGTGCTGTACGTAAAGCTAAACTGTACTACCTGCGTGAGCGTACTGGTAAGTCTGCTCGTATCAAAGAGCGTCTGAACTAAGACTCGCTTTCACGCGACATCCAAAGCGTGTTAATAAACAAGGGGTTAGCTTAAGGCTAGCCCCTTTTTCTGTATTGGTGTCCATGAAATGCCCACGTGGGTCAAAAAAATCCGACTAAAGATGAGAGTTTATTTGGTTTTAGGCGCTGGGCTGGTAACTTATCCAAAACGCAGGAGATAAAATGGTCAAGCCGAAGATTTTTATAGCTTCATCAAGTGAGAGTTTGTCAGTAGTACGAGCTATAAGTACAGACTTTGAACATGATTATGAAGTGACCCCGTGGAGTAGTGGGAACTTTAGGTTATCAAGTACAACAATAAGTGATCTTGTAATGAGATCGGCAACTACTGATTTTGCTGTGTTTGTTTTTCAACCTGATGATCTTACCGAATCTAGAGGCAAACAAGAACATGTCGTGCGAGATAATGTTTTGTTTGAACTGGGTTTATTTATTGGTGCCATTGGGGTTAAACGATGTTTCATCGTAAAACCCCGAGATGAAGAGTTAAAATTGCCAAGTGATCTTTTAGGTATAACATTGGCTGAGTATGACTCACAAAGGTCAGATGATAATTTCGATGCCGCATTATTCCCTGCGTGCCATAAAATGCGCACAGCGATGAAATCACAAGGGACGTTAAACCGTATATCTCTTGGCATAAATGAGAAAGTAATTGTAAATCCATATGAATATCAGCTTAATGAGGCGGCAATTAAGGTTCTTGCTGCTTGCTTAGAAACCCATACAAAGTACCCAGGTGGAATATCTTCATCCTCAATTATCTGGTCTTTAAAAGAGATGGAAGAGCAAATCGTTACAGTTCAATTAATTAAATTGGAACGTATGTCTCTCATTGAGCGTTCATTGCAAATTGATAACAATAATGGCGATGAGTTTTACGCATATGCGATTACCGACGCTGGAATTGATAAACTACTTGAAAATGAAGCGATTTTGTCAAAGCCCAGGTTAAAGCATGAGTTACAAGGTGCTCCTATTGATTTTTCAGATGATATACCATTCTGAATTCCCTTGAACTAGATAACATAAAACCTGCTTTCGCAGGTTTTATGTTAAAGCCAAAGTTGATGTTGATGATGTCTTGAAGGGTGGGGCGGGGCTGGCACTATCTCGCCAGGCTTAACGATGAATCTAGCGAGGGTTTCATGTGTTACGAACGTGCACCCGCAATTGATGTTCTGACATTGGTGATACCTCTCTTTCGTTTCAGTGCTCAGGTATCGGCTTGACCTTGCATGTGAGGCATCCTGACATAATGGACAGTGCATCATAGTGTTATCCCTCATTTGTAACCTTAGGGGATGATAAATCTTCATCTTACATTTGCAAGTTATTGTTTGTTTTTTTTAACTATCATCGACTTCATACTCAACATCTGAAATCTTAACCTCAAGCTCCAGGCCCGTCGTGTAGCCGCTCCCGTTGAGATTGTGCACCACCCGGCTGATGATCCACGCCTGCTCGTCTATTACGCGCTTAAAGCCTTTCACCGCAACCGGTGTTTCAGGAAATAAATCTGCCCGTCCAGTGGCGAGCGTAATCGAAAACTCCGCCACCCCGCGCTGTAGCTTGTCCCATTTTGCCTGAGCCGCGCGCATCGCTTGCGCCTTTGTGGCAAAGATTGTCGTGAGCTCCAGAACGTTGTCAGATTCACCGGCCATATACTCCCCCTCTCGCGCTTCCTGCTCCTTTTTCGCCTGGCGCTTTGCCGGTGCTTTAACGGCTTTCGGGTGCTGCAGCGCGCGCAGGTGCTGCTCTTTCGGCTTGCGTTTTAGCTTCACCTTTTGCTTTTGCGGTTTCGGGTCTTTCGTGTGCAGCCATTTTGCCGTGACGCCCGTGTACGCCTCGCGGTCAGCAATAGCGAACTGATGCCGATCGCCATCGCCGCGCTCGACAGTCATTTGCGGGATGGGTTTTCCGCTGGCCGTCATCGCGCTACCGGCTTTCAGGAATAACAGTTTCCCGTATTTCACTGAGACAGATGCACCGTTACGCTCCGCGAGCCGTGCCAGAAATGCCGCGTCGGACTCTTGCGACTGGTCGATATGCGGCACGGCGATCGCTTTCAGGGTGTCAGCCACGCAGGCCGTCAGTTTGTTGCGCTGCGCGATGGTCTCCAGAATCACCCCGAGCGTGGTGTCATGCCATGACTGCTCGCGGCGAGAGTTCAGCGTCCCGCGAAAATCCGCACTGCGCCCCCGGATGGTCAGCGTATCAGGCGCGCCCCGGTGCTCGATTTCATCGACCGTAAAGCTCCCCTTGTTCAGCAGCGCAGAGCCCTCCCAGCCTAACCACAACGTGAGCGATGCGCCGCGCGGCGGCAGTTCGACCAGCCCGTCGGTATCATCGAGCTCGATATCGAGCTGGTCAGCCTCAAATCCCCGATTGTCCGTCATGGTCAGGCCGATGAGCCGGTCGCTGAAATTCTGCGTGATGTCAGTGCCATCGAGCGTGAGCATATACGCAGGCGCAATGCGCGCCCCGGCCTGCACGTTCATTCCCGTTATCATCTCGCCAGCCCTCCCAGCCAGTTACCGGCAGACGTGACCAGATTGTCAGCCTGCGTTTGCAGATCGCCATAGATGGCGGCGAGCGAATCATCGATGCGTTTCAGCGACAGGCTAAAGTCGATTTTGCGCGCCTGGCCATCGCTGAAAAGCTCGGTGTGGGTATGGGTCACTTTCTCGATGACATACATCCCGTGGATCATGCCGGTGCCGTCAATCAACGGCCACGCGCGCCCCTCATTCGCCATCAGTTCGATGGCCGTCAGCGACAGTCGACCGCCGGTGATTTCAGGGTAAAGCGTACCCGACAGGGTGCGCGAGGTTTCCCCCTCCCCGAGAAACTGATACGCCGGTGGCTTGCCGATGCGGTCGTTTGACGCCCAGCGGTAATCTTTTGAATACTGCATCGACTGATACGGCAGGGTGCGCCGTTCAAACACAAAAAAGCCCAGCACCATTAACATGCTTCCCCCTCCCTTAATCGTTTCTCATACTGGATCGCTGGCGCGCACGTTTCTCACGGTCGACCTTTTCTACGGCGTCGCGCAGCTGGCGGTCGAGGTCACTGCCCGACCCGACGCCACCCTGCAGGGTGATGTTGTACTCGCTTTTGCTCTGGTCGATGTATGAACGCCCTGCGGGAGCCGTCACCGGCTGATAGGCCTGATACCCGCCATAGCCTGCAGTCGCCGGAATATACCCGCCACCGGTGGCGCTCTTATCCGCTTTCGCGGCGGTCTGGTCGAGGTCGCTGGATTCCTTTTTGATGACGCCGAGCTTTTCCAGCAGCCAGCCGACTTTGCCGCTAATGCTGTTAAAAATATTGAGCGGCAGCATCAGCGCATCGGCCAGCGCTTTACCAAACATCACCCCGACATTTTTGCAACTGTCGAGCGTCTCCTGCGTAGCTTTCACCGGCGCAAGCAGGTCTTTAAACCACTTCCAGACGACACCGAGCTTTTCCGCGATGGCGTCAAACACCGGCGCGAGCGGGGCAAACATTTCACCAACCGGCGCAAAGGCTGCTTTGAGCCCTTCCACCACGCCTGAGAAAAAGGCACTAATTGGCTCCCAGTATTTGCGAATCAGCAGCGTACCCGCCACGACAGCCGCGACCACAGCCACAACCGGCAGGCTGATTGCACCAATGGCCGTGACGATCGCACCACCGACCGTGCTGAATACCACGCCCATCACGCCAGCGGCAGCGACAATGGCGTTAATCCCCATCACCACCGGCCACGCGACGAGGCCAATCCCGCCCATCACCCCAATGAGCGCCAGCGCACCGCCCACCACCACACCGATAGTGGTCGCCAGTCCCTTGTTTTTAGTTATCCAGCCGTCGAGTCTGAGCGCATACTGCGTGGCCGTCTGCGTCAGCCTGCGCAGCGAGCCCTCCTGCTGGTCAAACAGGTCAGTCCCGACCGCCTCATACGCCGACTGAAACTCTTTAAAGTCGCCGCCGAGGTTATCCTGCATGACCTTCACCAGTTCCTCGGTCTTACCGTCCGAGGCTTTAAACGCAGCGGTGAGCTGGTCGAGCTTTCCACTTGATGCAGCGGCCATCAGCACCGCCGCCGACGAGCTGGCCTCTTCACCGAAAATGGTTTTCATGTATTCGGCTTTCTGGCCGGTGCCGAGATTGTTTTTCTCAAAACTGCGCTGCATTTCTTTCAGGATGGAAAATATCGGACGCGTGTTTCCCTTGCTGTCGGAGGTTTTCACCCCGAGCTCTTTGATGGCGTCATACGCTTTACCGGTCGGTGCCTGCAGGCGACTCAGCACGGCACGGCTCCCCGTTCCCGCCATCGAGCCGGTGATTTTAGAGTCATGCAGCGCGCCCACCATCGCGGCAGTTTCCTCGATACTCACCCCGGCATTTTTCGCCACCGGCGCGGCATAGGTCAGCGCGTCGCTCATCCCGTCAAAGTCAGCGGCGGTTTTGTTCATCGTCATCGAGAGCACATCACCAATGTGCGCGACTTTGTCGTTGGAAAGCTGAAACGCGGATTTCATCCCGGTCAGCAGCGCGGCGTTCTCTTCCATTGTTCGCTTATTGGACAGCGCCATATTCAGTGTGACCGGTGTCGCCGCCTGAATGGCCGCCGCATCGCCGCCGCTTTTGGCAATGATGATTTGCGCACTGGCCGCATCATCTGCAGAGGCAGCGGTATTGTCGCCGAGCTGTCGCGCCTGTTTGCGCAGCGCCTGCATTTCGGGCGACTGTTTTTCAACGCCGAGAACCGCCTGCAGCTCAGAGTTTTTCTGCGCAAAGTCAAAACCGGGCTTCATCAGTTTCACCCCGGCAAGCGTTCCCGTCGTGGCAATACCGACCCCGGCAGCGCCTGCGGCCGCCATACTTCCGGCCATCGATTTACCAGCCTGATATCGCGCTTTTACCTGGTTAAGCTTTGCCTGCTGTGCGCTGACTTTCGCCAGTGCCTCGCGCTGGCGATTGAGATGTGCGGTGGTCTCGCTGATGCGCGACTTAAGCCCCCGCTCATCATACGACAGCTTGCGGGTGTTAATCCCCGCCTGCGTGAGCTCGGTGCGCTGGCGCTGTACGGACTGGCGCAGGCCGTTATATTTGAGCTGCAGTTCGGCGGCGGATTTCTTTGCCGCTTCCAGTGCGTGCGCCTGTGCGAGCGTCGGGTTCTGGGTGTTTTTAAACTGGACGGCCAGCGCGGCCGCTTCCTGTTTCGCCTTGCTGAGTGACTGGCCGGTGACGGCGAGCTGCGCGCTGGCTTTTCTGAATCCCTCAATACGGGACGCCTGCGCATTCAGCTCGCGCAGGCTTTTCTGTGAATTGCGGATATCACCAGACAGGGATTTGCTGGCGTTCTGGATTGCCTTAAGAGGTCGGCTTGCCCGGTCGACCGCGTTCAGCAGCACCTCAAGTCTGACGTTATTGCTCATGATGGTTTCCGCTACGTTGCAGCGCCTTGTCGCGCCACGTGAAGAGCTCGGTCACGCTCAGGGAATTCAGCTCTGACGGCGGCCAGTGAAAAATCACTGCGATATCCGCCATCAGATCATCGACCGACAGGTCTTTTGGGAAATTTAACGTTCCGAAGCAGGCGACAAAAAACCGACCACCTTACCGGCGAGCGAAATCAGGTCGGACACATCCAGACGCGCGACCTCATGCTCAGTGAGCGCCGGAAAGGTCATGCGCGGCAGCACCTTAATCAGCGCATCGACGTCAGAGTTTGCCAGTGATGCCAGCGACACACCGCGCAGGGTTCCCGCGTTCGGTTTGGTCAGGGTAACTTTCTCGATTTTCTGCTCGCCGCGCATCAGCGGGGTATCGAGGGTAACGACGTTCGGGTTTTCGGTTTCGTTGGTGTTTTTCATGATTTTCTCTCTGAATAAAGGGGTGACCGGTCAGCCCCGCTGACCGGTTCAGGGGTTACAGGCCAATCGCCTTGCGGTGCTCCGCCAGACGGTCGACGCCGTCGACTTTCAGCACCATGTTGATGACGTCAATCTCGATGACTTCGCGGCCATCGATCGTGAGCTGGTAATAGGCGCACTCGGTCGACATTTTGGTCGTCCCGCTTTCGCCCTGCTTGTTCTCGCCGCCGTCGTATTCTTTGTGACGGCCACGCATCACCACCTCAACGGCAGAAATCGCACCGGTGTCATCACGCTGGTAAGAGCCGGTGAAACGCAGCGGCACGCTGTCAGCACCCGGCGAGGCGTACTGTGCCCACAGGTCGACGTCGGGCAGACCGCCGAGCGTCCACTCAAGCGACAGCGCATCGTCATCGAGACCGAGGTCAATTGATACCGAGCCCGGCATCCCGCCGCCGCGATACTTCTCAAATTTGCGGGTCAGCTTTGGCAGGGTGACGGATTCCACGACGCCCATGTAGCTCAGGCCATCGTTGAACATGTTCAGATATTTAAGCTTGCGCGGTAATGCCATGCTTGCAGCTCCTTAGCTGTTGACCGAGTCCGACAGGTTCGCCAGATAGGTATCGGTGATGCGCTGGCGCAGGGTCAGGTTTTCCAGCGGCGGGACGGGGGTGTAATCGTAATCGATATACAGTTTCCCCACTTTCAGGGTCGCGGTGTCGTTCGACTCCGGGTCGTACCAGCAGGAACCATCGACGATATAGCCGTTGTTTTTCAGCTCGCGGAATTTGGCATTGATACCGGCGACGAGGTCGCGGATAAGCGTCGGGGTGATGGGCTTATCCATCGCCCACGCGTGGGCCTCCGCCATGGTGTCGGCCAGCACCTGCGCGGTGCGGGTGTAGTTCTCAAACAGGAAAAGCGGATCATCCGAGCAGGTGCGGTTTCCCCAGAACTTAAAGCCGTCGTTGCGAATCAGCGTGGTGACACCGGCCTGATTAAGCAGGTTGGCGTCGGTCGCTGGCTCCTGCAAATCCCATGAGACCGAGGCACTGACGCCGGTGACGCCATTCACACCGACGTTTGACAGGGTTTTGTGCCAGCCGGTCGTCTGGTCGATTTTGGCACGCAGACCCAGCGCGCGCGCCGTCGCCCATGCGGTGTCCGTCGCGTTCGCCGTGGTGTCCCACGCCAGAAAATCAGGGAAGATGACCATCAGCTCGCGCTGGCTAAAATTCTCGCGATAATCGATGGCCTCGGAAATGGTTTTGCAGTTCCACGCACTGATATAGCCAAAGGCGCGCAGGCTCTGACAGGTCGACGCGAGCGCGGTCGCCACTTCCTGCGAATCCAGCCCCGGCACGCCGAGAATGCGCGGCTTAACGCCGGTGACGGTCTGCGCCGTCAGCAGCGCTTTCAGCCCGGTATATTTCCCGTTTTCGTCCGTGGTGCCGATGATGTTGGAAATGGTTTGTTTCTGCGCCGCTTCCGGGTCTTCGGGGTCGTCGACACCTTCGGCCACGCGCACGACGACAATGACCGGTTTGCACTGGTCGGCGATGGCCTGTAGGGATTGTGAAAGCGTGCCTTTTTTACCGGCTTTACCGATGGCGGTTTGCACGCTGGTAATCAGCACCGGCTCATTGAGCGGGAATGCCTCTTCGTCAGCATCGCTGGCCGTGCAGACCATGCCGATGATGGCCGTTGAGACGGTGGAAATTGTGCGCACGCCGTCGTTAATCTCGATGACCTGCACGCCGTGATGATAGTCGCTCATCCGTTAAACTCCGTGGTGAAGTGGAGCAACTATTTTCTGATGTGTCCTCCTTAAGCGCACCGGATAGCGCTTCGGCCACCGGCGACACAACAAACAAAAAAAACCTCCGGGCGGAGGGCTCTGATATCAGGCTGGCATTTCCGGCCAGTCTGGATCTGGTACGGCAGACGTATCGACGCGACTCAGTAAAACACGATAGCGCCTCAGACTGAGCAGCAGCGTTTCCTCATCCCCGGTGGCAATCTCCAGCTCGACCGCATCCTGCAGCGGGGCTATCCGCTCATTGGCCGTTTGCATCAGCGCGTATTTTTGACTTTCAGCCCCAGCAATTAACTCGCTCGTCGTCGGCAAGGGCAAATTAGTGAGCACCGGCTGGCCGTACTCGTTCGCCGCAATCTGCTTACCGGATGTCTGTCCGGCCATCAGGTATTCATACCACCGCGCAGAGATTTCAACCGCGTCAGCAGGCCAGCCGATACCGTTTTCAAATTCCGCGCGATCACTTTCGTATAGAAAGCCCGTCAGCGCGGCACTGAAATAAATTTTCTCGTCCATTCAATACCCCACAGCGCGCACCAGCGCGGCAACGTTACCCTTACTCCCGTAAGAAATATTCGGCTTCACCACGCAGCTTGCATTCGTGCGCGACACCACGTTAAAAATCTGCTCCGCACTGTCGTTATTGTTCACGTTAAGAGTCGACACCGCGACAAACAGGCAGGCATTCGGGAATGCTTTCGGAAAGGTCACCGTCAGATTTGTCGTGCCGTTCGTGGTCGCGCCCTGCACCCACTGCTCAATGATGCCGGTGCTCCCGCACTGCCACCAACCATTCGCCGCCTTTGATGCCGAGTTGGGCGCACCAAAAGAGCCTTTTGGCTGAAAACGTCCGTCGCTTTCGGCTTTGGTGTACGCGCCGGTGCGCGGCATATATCCCGCATCGGACTGCGCTTTGGTGTAGTAGCGTGCATCAATATTCGCCCAGTCTCCCGGAACCAGTTGCCCGACCGTTCTGAGCTGTTTGCTGGCTCCGGCATACGAAAGCAGCGCGTTACCGGCAGTGGTATCTTCGTTAATGCGAAAACCATTCCCGTCCACCACGATAAAAAATTTCTTACCGGTATCGCTCTCGGAAAGCTGGATGATGGGCGCGCCGCTAAAAATCTCAAGCGTCCCCGTCACCCTTCCACCGGCTGAGGCCAGCGCACCGACTTCTGCAGCGGTCGGTCTGTTCGCCGCATCATACTGCTTTGTCCAGGCGGTCCACACGCCGCCATACAGGGTGCGGATATAACTGCGCGAGCTGTTATAAACACGGTAAATCTGAGTCACACCAGCATGTTTATACACCTCCAGCGAACCGGCATTTGCCTCCGGGTAATTGATCCCGGATACGGCCTGCGCATTCGCTGGCTGGTAATAAAGCCCCGGCGTCGTGAAGCTGTTCAGGTCGAGCGCATTGCCGATCCCCACCGCCTGACCGCTGAAAATATCCTGCGCGGTGACACTGATGTCAGCCGTCAGCGGCCTGCCATTCACTTTGCGTCCAGACGGTACGCGCCCATTAGCGTTATCATTGGCCGCTTTCACCGCTTTCGGCGTTGCCGCCAGAGTTTCAGATTCACTGTCGGTCACGCTACTGAGCTGGACAATTCCTTTCTGCTTTGTGGTAGCGTCCTGAGCCGTATATTTTCCCTTAGCGAGGTCATACGCCGCCTTAACCGCGTTCGGCGTGGCGGCGAGTGTCTCAGACGTGCTGTCAGTCGCGCTACTGAGCTGGACGATGCCCTTTTGCTTTGTGGTGGCGTCCTGAGCGGTATATTTCCCCTTAGCGAGGTCATACGCCGCCTTGACCGCGCTCGGCGTCGCTGCGAGCGTCTCAGACGTGCTGTCGGTCGCATTGCTTAACTGCGTGAAACCTTTTTCTTTCAGCGTGGCATCAGGATGTCGGCGTGACTGCTCATGCTCCGCGAGCCTGTCGTCGACATAATCCTGCGTCGCCATCACCAGCGTGGTATCGATGGACAGCTCGACCGTGTCGATATCGCTCACCATGATAACCATACGTAGCGTCTGCGCGCGCCCTGACCCTTCCGCCAGCTCGGGCTTGTAGCTCTCCGCCATGTTACCGACCGCAATCAGCGTGCCGGTGTCGTCGTAAAGTCCCATTTCACGCAGCCAGAAACCGCCGCGCTCGGGGGGAATAACCAGCTCCGCAACGACATAGTTTTTGTGCTTTTTGTCCTGGCTGATTTTATTCAGCGCATAACGCCAGACCTCATTGACCAGCTTTGTCTGGCTGGCGTTCGGCTCGGGCAGTTTGCCGCCGCCATCCCCGACGGCCATCGCCGCGAAATTGACTTTCTTGCCGTTCGGGACGGTCGCCGCCGCCAGCTTTTCCGCACCGGCTTTGGTGATAACGGTTTTATATTTTACTGTCATTGTGCTCTCACTTATCCGGGGTAAACGGTGGTGATATCGCCGTCATAGGTCAGCGCGCCGTAATACAGATGCCCCGGAATATCCTGAATAATATTCAGGCCGATAAGATGTCGGCTCGCGGGTTTGGCATCAGCAATCAGCCGCTCCATTTCGTAATACATTTCCTCGGTGATGCCGGTTTCTAACACCCCGATATCGAGGCGGAATGTGCCGGGCGGGTCGTTGGTTTCCCACCATTCAGTGACGTTAATCAGATACCCGAGCGGCTCGACCACCCGGCGCACCGCCCCTATCGTCCCTTTGTGCGCATGAATAAACCACGCCGCGCGTATAACCTCGCGTTTGGTCTCTTCCGGCCAGCTCTCATCCCAGCGATCGACCGAAAACGCCCACGCCAGCCACGGCAGCAGATTTGCGGGGCAGGTATCGGCGTTCCACAGACGGCGCAGCGGGACAGGCGTCTTTTCGATATCCGCGCAGGCGCGCGCCGCCGCCACCTCAAGCGGCGAGGAGCCGACCGGCAGCAGTCGGGTCTCACTCATCGTTTCCCCCGACCGTCACGCTGTACGCGGTGCAGAAAGAGGCCTGCGTATCATCGAGCACGATGTCAGCAACCGGCGCGGTCAGCTCGACACGCTGCACACCTTCTACATGGAGCGCGGCATAAATAGCTGATTTGCGGATATCCCGCCCGAGCCGGTGCTGCGCGCTGATATAGGTCTGCAGCTTCGCTTTTGCGGCACTGAGCACCGGCTCACTCTCGGGACCGGGGTAAAGGTAAAGCGCCGCATCGATGATGTAGTCAACAATCGTCGCTGACTGGACGGTCACACGGTCAGCGACCGGCCGCACGTCCTCGTCATTCAGCGCAGCACGCACCACGGCGAGCAGCTCGTCGGATGCCGCGCCGTTATTCTCGCGCGACAATACCGACACGGTGACGCAGGCTGGTTCCGGGCTGATAACGGAAATATCTGCGACCCGCCCGTCGGCGCTGCGGCCATGAAACTGATATGCGCCGGTTGAACCTGCGGTACTCAGTCCCTCGGGGGCTTGCTGAATGCGCAGGCGATAGTCGGTGTCCGATTCCATCACGGCAGGCGTCGGCGGCATTGTGGTCTCGTCTGCAGGTGTGATAACGAGGCGCTCAACGCTGGAATTAGCCCCGAGCTGGTCGAGGTCAGCACCGGCAGCGTAAGCCAGCATGACCGCGCGCGCCGCTTCATTGACGCGCTGACGCCATATCACTTCACGATACGCGTTCTCCTGCAGCAGCTTCACGACCGGCTCGGATTCGAGCGTCAGGGTGCGCGCGACCGCCTCCTGCTGGTCTGCAGGGTAAAGCGAAACGAGCGTTGCCTTGCGTTCACTCAGGATGGTTTCATAATCCAGCACCTCCACGACATCGGGCGCGGCGAGCTGGCTCAGGTCAACAATGGTCGCCATAGCGTTTAACTCAGTGGAATAGTCAGTGAAAAGGGCTGCGCAGACATCGAGCGCGTCCCGGTGATATCGACATACAGCTCGCCGTCAGCCTCGCCGCGTTCAAAGGTGATGGTCGACAGGCTGACGCGCGGCTCCCACTTCTGGATCGCCGAGTAGCACGCAGCCATAATCTGCAGGCGTAGCGCCGGGGTCTGCGGCTGGTCAATCAGCGCTGACAGCAGCGATCCGTATTCACGGCGCATCACCCGCGAGCCAACCGGCGTGACCAGAATGTCGCGCACGCTTTGCCTGATATGGTCGGCCTCAGAAATACTGAGCCCGGTCTGGCTGTTCATACCCAGATAACGCACCGTCATTGCGTGTCCACCGTTCTGTCATCGCCGCGCTTCACGCCGCCGTGATCGTGGTCATCCGCCTGCACGCCGTTAGAGTTAAATTTCCCGTCGGTGTGTGTGATATCGCCTTTCATCGTCCCGCCCTTCTGCACTTCGAGTGAGCCGGTGATGAGCTTGTTAGTACACACCACCTCGGGGGTATCGAGGGTGATGCTGATATCTGCTTTGACCACCACCACCGGCACGGTGGCGGTAATAGATTCCGACGCGGTGACATCGGCGGTCTTGATACCGGAAACAGTCAGCGCTCCGCTGTTGGGGTCGTATTCGATAATCGCCCCGTCAGGAAAGGCAATGTGAAACGCATCAGGCGAGGCAGAAGGCGCAGGATGGTCATCAGAGAAAATGCCGGGCAACACAAAAGCCGTGTCGAGCTCACCACCAATAGAAAGAATCAGCACCTGCTCACCGACCGAGGGAGCCCACCACACCCGCGAGCGACCGGCGCGGGAGGTCAGCCAGTTAAGCCAGGTGGTTTGCATCCCGCCGGTCTGGACACGACAAAGCCCCTCGACGGGGTCGACGTCGGTCACAATGCCGGTACGGATAAGGTTGCGGATCGCCCGGGCGATATCCTGCAGAGAATTTATATTATTCATACCGAAAGGATGCCGCCGGGCAGGGCCAGCGGCAATGAAACGATGCTCTAGGAGAAACTACACAACATTGCGGATAAGAAGATTATGAGACTATTACATTACGGCTGAAGGTGATTGGTTCTTTTAGCTCCTCACAAACCACTTTGAAATTTATTGTCCCTTGCCCCTCAGCAATTGGAACTAATGTGACACTATCGAATTCTACCGTTAAACTCTGTAATAATTTTTTTGCTCTTAATACTATTCGGCCTTTATCATAATCGACCCAATCCGTTGCGTTAAGCGGCCTAATTTTGTTGACATAGTCCATTACTGAACTATCAAGCATATTTGACGCCCTATGCCCACTTAACACATAGCCATCCTCAGCACCTCCAAACTTCCCAAGAATCAACCTCTGTCTGAACGAATCCAAACTATTCCTAGCAGCATTTAGCCTATCAATCTCTGCCATTGGAGTTTCTGGGATATTTATTACTGGTAATTCTGTAAAAATCTTTTTGTTATCGTCACTAAGCGCAACCAAAAAACTCGGAAGTTCGATGTGAATATAGACATCTGTCGCTAATTTTTTCCCGACATTTTCAAGAACAGGATTAAAAGTAACACTGTGCTCTTGATAACATAAATGCAAAAAGAATTTCTTATTATACGAATCTACTTTTTCTTTAGTCGGTATAGCTTCATTATATTTCCGAAGTTTTTCCTCCGAAACCGCCCCTCGATAAGAGTCCGGAATATCATCCATAGCCAATACATTCATATAAGGTTGAACAGTAACATTCCTGGCAAGAGTCAACTCCAAATCATCATCTATCATTGACAAATTTAGAATAGGAGCATCTGTATGCAGTCGACTTTCATAAGCCCTAACTTTCTCTCTCAATAATCTGTTTTCTGTTGATAGCTCAGCAAGCTCAGTGGATATTTCTTTTGATGTAGCTTGATCCCCCCTGACCCATCCAATCCTGGGTGTTCTCCTCATTATCTTAGGTAATGCGATTGCTACTTTAGTGGCTAAATCGTCCATTGAATCCCAAAAATCGCACATCTTATTAGCCTTAGCTTTTTCTATAAAAAGCTCAAGCTGTTCAATTTTATTAACATCTCGCTCTCTCTCATGAGGTTTCGTATCTACTTCACGGTTACGAATAAATGCCAACACCGGTATCCCAAGAGACTTAGCATAATCATACTCCATTTCTGTATAACTCAATCCTGACGCTGCAATCGAACCATATTTTTGGCCAATGATTATTACGTAGTAATCACTACCTTCAATCGTCTCTTTAATTATTTCCCACTGTTCTGAATCATCTGCACTAAACATTTCCATGCCAACTGGAAAATGATATAAACTCAACACTGTTTCTATAATTTTTTTACGCGCATGAAACAAATCTTCGTAAGTTGAGCTTACAAAAACTTGATACTTTTTCTCTTCCATAGATACCTCCCGACTTTTTCGCTAAAAATACCTTGAAAACAGTCGGTTAGTCTATGATTAACCTCTAACTTTCCTAAGCGTTTCAAAAATAACACTTTCAATCATCTTAACATCGTCATGATTCAGCCCTAATAACTGACGCTCTGAATATTGCACGTCGCGGCTGTGCGGGTTCGGCCGGTCTTTAAGGCCGAGCTGATGGACTCGGGCGATGCGCTGCACCTTGCCGGTAAATTCGACCACAGCAGCATCATTGCGGCCACTGGCTCTCATGTAGCGACTCGTTCGTAACTTCTGAAACATTGCACGCTTGATTCGCCCCGACTTTGCCCTGAGCGGCTGGCGCTTCCTGGCCTGATACGGCGTGCCATCGGGCGCTTTTTGCAGTTTAATCCGTTGCTGTTGTGATTTGCGCAGCTCTTTCGCAATCTCTGCGGCAAGCTTTCGCCGTCCCGCCGGTGACAGCGCGCCAATTAGCCCGGCAAGCTTATCTTCAAAAGGCTTTAACTTACTCATCCCACTGACTCACCAGCTCACCATTGATATAAAGTTCGGTCGGACGAGTGACCGGCTCAGGCAATGGCGGCTCAGGCGCATAGCTGACGTGAAGCGCGCCGTTTTCATCCCTGACGAGGGTGCGCTCGGTGAGCTGCAGGCTGATACTGATATCAACACTGTCACCGTCGTTCAAATCCATCTGGAAGCGGTAGCCCTTTTTGCGTCCCTCATCCGTGGTGCAAATGTCCGGCTGATGCTCACGCAGCCACACAGCCACCGGCACGAAAATCAAATCGGGGTCGCCGACAAAATCGCAGACGATCACATTCAGGGTGTAAATCTTTTCGTGCGACAGCGAGGCCGCGAGGCGCGCATCGATATTCCCCTCATCGGCAAAGATGCGCATCATTTCGGGATTCGTTTTTAACTGCGGTACGGCATCAGTTAACGCCTGGCGCAGGCTGTGTGCTTTCTTCATCGAGTTTGTCCTGACAGTCTTTGACGGTTTCAACTTTGAGCGCGCAGGCAGTCAGCGCGCCCTCAAGCCTGCGAATATCGGCGCTCAGATCGCCGTTAGTAACGGGGTCGCTTCCCGGCATCGGGCAGAGGCTCACCTTCGGGCAGGCGTTGTAAACAATGACCGGCGGAGGCGCAGGCGGTGCGGGTATGCAACCGGCGCACAGCATCAGGCAAATCAGCGCGATACCAGCGGCGCAGCTCTTCGTTTTCATTCATCAGCCTCGTTATCGTTTCTTCACGTCTTGCCGCCAGTTCACCGGCAGCGGTCAGTTCATCCGCGAGCCTGACCTGACCTGCCTCATTCGTACTGGCGATACGTTGCGACACGGAAAGCTGATTTTTCAGCATCCAGATCGTCGTCTTTTGTTCGGTGGCGACCCGGTTCGCTCGCTCAAACGAGCGGGTCAGATTCGCGTTATCGTGGCGCAGCCACAGCACCCCGGCGAGCAGCCCGGCCAACAGCATCATCAGCACTTTCATTGCATCCCCTTCACACAGTAAGCCCATTCCCGCGCACGTCGGTTTTCCAGCCCTTTGTTTCTGTCGCCATTCACAAACACCCAGCGGGTGAGCTGGTCGCACGCCTGCCACCACTGATGACGTTTGATAAACGAGACCAGCGTCGAACGACAGGCTGCACCGGTTCCCACGTTGAATGAGAAGCTCACCAGCGCGTCATACACGCGCGGCGGCATTTCCACCGGCACGCAGACCGCGAGACGCCTCTCGACGTTTAGCACATCCGCGATAAGGTTCGCCGCCGCCTGTCGCCCGGTAATTTCCCCTTTCGGGGTGACACCGGCAGTGTGGCCGATGCCTGACGTCCACACTCCCGCGCTGCACTGGTAAGGCGTCAGGCGACATCCTTCGAGGTCAGCGAGTAAAGCCAGCCCCTCGGGCGAGGTGTTAAGCAGACGAAAGTCAGGCATCAGTGCGGCCAGCGCCAGCACGGCGGCCACACTGCAGCGTTTAATGATTGAGCTCACGCATCGCCCCCTTATCGATTCCGAGGGATTGCAGATAGCGAAAAGTTTTGCGCTTAAACCAGTAATTCGTCAGCGCGGTAAAGATGGCACAACCGCCGCCCACATAGAGCGCCATTTTCTCGGGCGACATCGCCCCGAAATAGGCCAGCCCCACGGCCAGCCAGTAGGCGATAAACGTCGTGATTTTTTCCATGCTCAGTCCCATAGATTCACCGTTTTGGTTTTCGGTGCGCTGTCGGTTTCGGGCAGCTCTATCACCGTACCGTGCGGCAGAATGACGCCCAGCTCAGACAGCCCCGGATTTGCCTGCAGCACCGTCTCGACCACGCCCTCAGTGCGCCCGTAATAGCGCGCACATATCGCGTCGAGGGTGTCGCCCTGCATCGCATAGACCTTCATCAGATTTGACCCACGATGCAGCGCGCTTTGTCCTGAATACGCGCCACTGACCAGCGCATATCACGCCACATCTCATCGATGGTGCTGTCGATGCTGTCGGCCTTTTTGTCACCCTTGTTGGTCGCATCCACGCCGCGATAACGCTCGTACAGCGTGGCGGTCGTCATCGAGCACACGGCGTTAAAGTAGTGGAAGCAGCGCACGCTCTCGCCATCGAGTTCGTCGGTCGGGACATCCGCGAGCGTGGCGTGACCGGCGTCGAGCTGGCGGTCGCGCCAGTCGCGCAGTTCCGCATTGGTTTCGGCGATGGCGGTCTTGATTGCCCAGCGCAGGCGCACAGGGGAAACGGTCTGCTCAAGGCGCATTTCTTCGCGCACGCGCTGCGGGTCTACATCAGGAAAAAAACCGGTATTTTTAATCACCGGCTCATTCTCGCCCGGTGGCGGTATCACCACGCCCGGCACGTCCTGCGGCGTTGTTCTGGGCTCAATAATCAGTGTCGTCATGACAACCTCGGAAAATAGGTGGGCGGTGGACGCCGGTCGCAGTCAGGGCAAGTGATACCTGCATTGACCGACGTGCCGCCCGGCTCGGGGAGCGTTCGGTTAACCTGCGGCTTTCCTCGGGCGACCAGGCCCTCGTTTAGCCGGTGAGTCGGTTGTTTTTTTAGTGATCTTTTGCGCAGACTTAAGCGACGGTTGCTTTACCGGTATGACAGTCTTCGGCCTCAGTTCACGGCCAAGGCGCTCAATGTCTTTCTTCACTCCGCAACTACCATCCAACTGAATAGCGCGTTGCAGGTGACTCATCGCCTCGGCAAGTTGACCGGCGTCGCGCAGGATAAGACCGGCGACCTTGTGCAGGCGGGCACGAACCTCGTCAGGCATATCAGCGGTGCGGGTCATTTCGATAACGGTCAGGAGCTGCTGTACATCAACCGGCTGACAGGCAGCTCGGGCGCGAAGTGCAGCAAGTGCAACCTCTTCGGAGAGCATGTACGGCGCGGTGCGCGAGTGACCATCTGGCATTGACAGGCCGTAGCGCAGCGCATAACGGGCAATATCTATCGCGCCGGTGATATCCCCGGCATCAAGTCGCCAAAGCAGCACGGTCATCAGGATGTCATCCTGCGCACCAGTGCCGGTCTCCAGCACACCTGCCACCCACGGCAGGTAAAACGGTAGTAGTTCGCGCTTTTTATCCGCCTTGCGTTCTTTGGAATGAATTTGTGAAAGCGTTCTGCGGTCTACGGCCAGCTTAACGAGCATTTGCTCATAAGCCGTGGCGTGACGCAGCGGGTACTGTTCCCGCTGCGATGCCTTTTCGGCCGAGACCCGCATAGCATGACGCCGTGCGGGGCTCGTCATCGGTTACGCCTCCTCACCGTCGGTGTGAGTGTCAGCCTTTGGGGCTTCCGCGCTTTGAGGGGCGGCATCGGCAGTCAGTGCCTGCATGGCTTTCACCATCTCAGCAGCGAACACTTTCGCGCTTTCCGCTTCCGGGGTGGCATCTTCGTCCTGCTCAAGGATTTCGATGTTTTCAAGCAGACAACCGGCCTCGTAATCCTCGATGACGAAATCGACTTTCACCTGCTCGTAGTTTTCCACCTGGTCGAGTTTCGGGTTTTCGACGATGTGGCGGCGGTGGCCGTCTTCATACAGATAGATGGAAATGTTATCCAGAGTGGTGATAAAGATGCTGTTAGCCGGGAAGAAGGGCGCACGCACTGCCTGAAGCTGGCCGATGGTTTTCTGGCTGACAATGAGCTCTGCAGCGAGTTGTTCACTGTTCGCCTGGAACTTGTTAATCATCGGGAAATATTTGTCGGTCAGGATGCGACGACCGCAGATAACCACCATTTCGGGATTTTCACGGTGAATCTCTTCAATCAGGGATTCATGCGCATCCATCACCAGCGCGTCGAGGTTGGCGTAATGTCCGCCTTTGCCAATTTTGATGGTATCGGAAATGACCGTACCGTCATCATCCACGATATGAGACATAACGCGCTCTGGCGCGTCGTTGCGATACTTTTGCAGCCAGCCAACAGCGACGTCCTGAAGCAAAGGATTTTTCGCGCGGTCGGAGGTTGGTGCCCGACTCGTGCCGTTGAAACCGATGGTGATGTAGTCCAGCGCCTGACGCTTGATGATGGCGTTACGGATACGGATCTGGAAATCTTCAAATCGCGCCCACAGGTCGAGCTTGTTGTACTTCAGGTTGTAATCGAAGTTGACCGGTTTGCAGAAGTAACGGAAGGCATCCAGTTTCGAGAAGTCTGCCGTTTTGCGCTCGGTACCACCGTCGGTGTCGGTGGTGCTGGCGATGGTGCCAGTGACATCGATGCCGACTTTTTCCTCGGTCAGTTCGCCCACGGTCACCATGTTGATGAGTTGCAGGAAGGAGGATGATTGCTGGATTTTGTCGAAAAGTTTCTGTGTGACTGAAGGCTCGACGTTGAATTTTTTATCGAGGTCAGGTACTTCAATACCGTTCAGTTCGGCAAGACGGCTCAGGTATTTATTGAATTTAAAACGAGTCTCTTTACGCATTATTTTTATCCTGTTTGAAATGGTTGGATCAGCAGTCGGTCAGCGTCACATTCGCAACATCACCGCCAGTGCTCAGCAGGCGACGCGGTTGTTTGATGCTTTCGGTTTTGTCCAGGGTGGTTTTAATCGTGCTGAACTGCTGCGCCGCTTCATCCCCTTGCGCGGCGAGTTTTTGTTCCAGTGTTTCGAACGCGTTTTCCAATGCGGCAAAGCGGGTTAAGGCTGCTTCATCACCGGTCTGTACACGTTCGGCAATAGATGTCACCGCTTCATGCACATCCGCGAAACGTGCGTCATCGCTCTGTTGCTTGCGGCTGAAAATGGTTTTCACGGTGTCGGTCAGTTTGTTGAGCAGCGTTTCGGGCTGTTCTTCAAACTCCAGTTCGGCGAGGGTTGCCACAGAAAACAAGTCGCCCGGCTGCTCTTTCTTGCCGTTTAGTGGGTTCGATGTTGCTCGGCTGCAGAATTCGAGATACTCGGTGCCAAGGCTGGCCGGGTCATCAGTGACAGCCAGACCAGTGAGGTAGCACTTGCCGGAGTTAGCGAAATTCGGGCGAATTTCCATTGAGGTGTAAACTTTCTGACCTTTCGCCACCATGTCGATGAGGTTGTCGAGCGGAGCGACTTTGCCAAATAGCGCCAGCTTGCCTTTCAGAGAGGAATCATCGTCGATGACCTCAGCTTTTACTTCGGTCACATCGCCATAGCGTGCATACGGGCCATCTGGATAAATACTGCGTATGTGCTCCAGATTGATGCGGCAACCATAGACACGCGGGTCAAAGGTGTCGGCCATATCCTGAATATCATCAGCGCTGATGACACGACCGTCGCAGGTGTCACCTTCGACGCCGATGCGAAACCATTTCGAGATTTTTGAGGCTTTTTTTGCCATGAGTCAGGTGTCCTGAGGTTGGGTTTTCGGGTCAGGCTTAGTTTCCCGACTCCTCCCTACAGCCGCCATCGATTGCGGATGGCGTATCCCTGACACAACATGGTGTTAGCGATTCGTTGCTCCTGTTTCTTTAGCCTTGTCCCGTATCAATCACGGCGAGGCAAAAATGACCATCACCACTGACACCACACTTCTGAGCGATCCGCGACGACAGGCGGCGCTGCTGTTCTGGCAAGGATTTTCTGTGCCACAAATCTCGGATATGTTGCAAACCAAACGCCCCACGGTGCAGAGCTGGAAACAGCGAGACAAATGGGAAGCGACAGCGCCTCTGACGCGAGTCGAAACTACGCTCGAAGCGAGGCTGATCCAGCTCTATGCAAAACCCGACCTGACGGCACACGATTTCAAGGTCGCTGATTTTCTGGCGCGGCAGATGGAGCGGCTTGCACGGGTCAATCGCTACGGTCAGACCGGCAACGAGGTGGATTTAAACCCCAACGTTGCCAACCGCAACAAGGGTGAGAAGAAGAAGCCTAAGAAGAATTTCTTCAGCGACGAAGCCATCGAGAAACTCGACGAGGTTTTCCTCGACCAGTCATTCGACTACCAGCTCGACTGGTATCGCGCCGGGTTGGCACATCGTATCCGCCATATCCTGAAATCCCGCCAGATTGGCGCGACGTTCTACTTTGCACGTGAGGCGCTAATGAGGGCGCTGAAGACCGGCAACAATCAGATTTTCCTGTCGGCCAGTAAAACGCAGGCCTATGTCTTCCGCGAGTACATCATCCAATTTGCAAAGCTCGCCGAGGTGGAGCTCACTGGCGATCCGATCATCATCGGTAACAACGGTGCGAAGCTGATTTTTCTCGGCACCAACTCCAACACTGCGCAGAGTCATAACGGCGATTTGTACGTCGATGAGATTTTCTGGATCCCCAACTTCCAGCGACTGCGAAAAGTCGCCTCGGGCATGGCCTCACAGAAGCATCTGCGCACGACCTATTTTTCGACCCCCTCATCTCTGGGGCATGGCGCTTATGCGTTCTGGTCAGGTGAACTGTTCAATCGTGGTCGGGCCAATGCTGGCGACCGTGTTGACATCGACATCACACACGCGGCACTGGCGAAAGGTGTTGCCTGCCCGGACGGCCAGTGGAGGCAGATTGTCACCATAGAAGATGCGCTCACCGGGGGATGCACGCTGTTTAACATCGACACACTCAAACAAGAAAACAGCACGGATGACTTCCGTAATTTGTTTATGTGCGAGTTCGTCGACGATAAAGCATCGGTCTTCCCGTTCGAGGAATTACAGCGCTGTATGGTTGACAGTCTGGAGAAATGGGAGGATGTCGCGCCATTTGCCGACCGTCCATTCGGTTACCGCACGGTATGGATTGGCTACGACCCATCACTGCGCGGCGACAGCGCAGGGTGCGTGGTTATAGCACCTCCGGTGGTTGCCGGTGGTAAGTTCCGCATCCTCGAACGTCACCAGTGGAAAGGGATGGACTTCGCACAGCAGGCCGAATCCATCCGCGAGCTGACACTGAAATACACCGTTGAATACATCGGAATCGATGCGACTGGGCTCGGTCAGGGCGTTTACCAGCTCGTGCGCTCGTTCTACCCGGCAGCGCGTGAAATCCGCTACACGCCGGAAATGAAGACCGCGATGGTGCTTAAAGCGAAAGATACCATCACACGTGGCTGTCTGGAGTACGACGTCGGCGCAACCGATCTCACGCAGTCGTTTATGTCTATCCGTAAAACTATGACGAGCAGCGGGCGCAGCGCCACCTATGAGGCCAGTCGCACCGAGGAAGCGAGTCACGCCGATTTGGCATGGGCAACCATGCACGTCTTAATCAACGAACCCCTGACCGCTGCCAGCGGCCAGCCGTCATCCTCAATCATGGAATGGAACTGATGAGCAAACGTCACAACAAGAAAGCCCAATATACCGCAAAACCACATCAGCCAGCCGCGCCAGCTCAGAGCATGGAGGCGTTCACCTTCGGCGAGCCGACGGCGGTGCTCGACCGGCGCGATATTTTGGATTACGTGGAGTGCGTCGATAACGGGCGATGGTACGAGCCACCGGTGAGTTTCTCGGGGCTGGCGAAAAGCCTGCGTGCCGCCGTACACCACAGCTCACCGATTTACGTTAAGCGTAATATTCTGGCATCGACCTACATACCGCACCCATTACTGTCACAGCAGGACTTTAGCCGGTTCGTGCTCGATTTTCTGGTCTTCGGTAATGCGTTTATCGAGAAGCGAGTCAGCCTGTCAGGCAAGCCGATCAAGCTGGAGACGTCACCGGCAAAATACACCCGGCGCGGGGTAGAGGATGACACCTACTGGTATATGCAATCGGATTCTCAGCCGCATCAGTTTGCTCCGGGCTCGGTATTTCATTTGCTCGAACCAGATATCAATCAAGAAGTGTACGGCCTGCCAGAATACCTGAGTGCACTCAATTCAGCCTGGCTAAATGAATCAGCGACGCTGTTCCGCCGTAAGTATTATCAGAATGGGGCGCACGCGGGGTACATCATGTATGTGACCGACGCCGCGCAAAGCAGTACCGACGTCGAAGCACTACGCAAGGCTATGCGTGATTCGAAGGGGCTAGGGAATTTTAAGAATCTTTTTTTCTACGCGCCGAACGGCAAGGCTGACGGCATTAAAATCGTGCCGCTGAGCGAAGTCGCGACGAAGGATGATTTTTTTAATATCAAGAAGGTGAGTGCGGAAGACTTGATGAGCGCTCATCGTGTACCGCCTCAGATGATGGGGATGATGCCCAATAGCACGGGTGGGTTTGGTGATGTAGTGAAGGCTGCGGAGGTGTTTGTGAGGAATGAATTGGCATCTCTGCAAGAGAGGCTTAAAGAGATTAATTATTGGTTGCAGGATGATGTGGTCAAATTTTCGGTATATAAGTTGTAGCCAAGTCTGGACTTAAAAAATAAAAGGGGGGAATCCCCCTTATATTTTTAGCTAACTCTTGTTCTTTTGTATGGTCCACAGCTCCAGCTAAAAAAACTTCTTCCTAGATCATGCCATTTGTCATTTAGCTGTGGGGGCAACGTTGGTTTGTATTGCCTTAAATTACCTTTATGTATATATTTTAAGGTGTTTGTAAGCAATCCGTCACCAAAACCTTCGTAAGTCAAGCACGATGGTTTGCATTTGCACTCTTTGAGATTGATGCACTCGCAAGCATCAGTGACCTTTAATCTTTTTATAATGTTTCGCCAATAATTACCATGCGTATTATCAAGCTCCCAGGCAGTTTTAAGATCAAATCCTTTTTTATGATCAAAGTAAAACTTTGCAGATTCATCAATCTCGCATAATCTTTTGAAGAAATCTAAAGAAGCCTTTTTTCTTCCCATTAGGTTTAGTTCCTGAAGAACGCACTCAATTGTATCAATCGGTACTAATGATTCAATTTCGTGGACATCAAGAATCTTAATCATCCCTGATTTATTAGTCTTGCTTCCTAAAAAATGCGTACTTGTTCCACCAAAAGGTGCTCGAGGATGCATTTTATCATTATCGACTATACAAAATGTTATTTCGTTGTTTTTCACTGTTCGGTCAAAAATGTCTTTTGTGCTCCCGCCACCGCCATTTAGTGGATTGAAATTAATGGCGCAACGAGAAAGATCAGAATTTTGAGCATAGTGTTTGGCTATTATGTTAAAGAAATCAGAGTCCAGTGGGTTTTCACAGACAATTTTTGTTTTCTGTAGTTGAGAAGAATCATTGAAAAATAAAGGGCCACACTCGAATTTGTCGTTATCGCCCACGCTTAGCCACTTAAAGGAATTATCAAGTATTTTAAAGTTAACTGAAACGTAAAATGACACTAAGCCAAGCACAGCTTTATACTCACGAAGCCCCTTTAATGCCTCACTCGCAGTACTTTTTGTGGCCGCGCTAAAAATCCCTTTATCTTCAGATATTATTGAGTGAAAGAAATCCTTATGAGCTATTAATAAATGCTTATTTTCCGCAAACGAACGAAGTATATTCTCAATAGCAGTAGAGAATTTTTCATTCAAAACATCATCTCGTGTCACAGACTCAATATTAATTAGCATATCAATTCCCTGAGAAAAATCCAATAGGCCAATTTTGAAGAAATCCTTCATCATCAAAGTATGAGTTTCTTACTTCTGTCTGCTGACATTCATTTTTTTCAAAAACTAATATAGATACATCATCTTCGGTTAGGCCCATGTTGTTTTCGATACACTCACCCAAAGCTTCAATCATTGTTTGGCTATGGGTCTCAAAAATGATCTTTAAATCAATATTATTCTCTTTTGCTTGAGTTATTACTTTTGCAAATATTTTTGCTAAATTATATTGATAAGATGGATGGAGGTGCAATTCGGGTTGTTCAATTATAAATGTAATTGGTTTTTTAGAATTTAAAACTCGTCTTTCAGTTTCCAACCAAATAGCTGTGACAATTGGCAATACTTGTGAATAACCAAATCCCATGTCACTGATATTATAGTTTTCTTTACCTTCACCAGTGTTGATGAGGATAGCAAAATGAGCACCTGTTTGTTCAACTTTAATCACAAAGTCAAAGTTTGATTTTGTCCATTCTTCAAAGCGTGTTTTTTCTACTTGCCTTAGTGAATTCAGAAGCATTGCCAAGTTCGAACCAGTATGATCTATTTCATTTACTTGAAGATCTTGGAATCGATAAAATCTCTCTGAGGTGGCTCGTAAAGGCGCTATATATTTAACATTCTTATAAAATTCTGACAAAGATGAGTTCACTGTATCTATTAAATTGTTTATGTTCCAACCAATTAAAGATGGGTAAAGATCATCCATTATTTCCGTGCTGTGATGTTCGAAATTTTTACTAAATGTTTTTTGCTCTCTGAACAGGAATTTTATAATTGTTTGCGCATCATCTTTAGGTACGAATCCTATTTTTTTAAAAGTATCTGAAACTTGGGATATAACAGTTTTAACATGGAAATATGGTTTTATAGATTTTGTTGCTGATTCGATGAATGATAGTTCTAGGGGGCGGTCATTTCTTGACTGGTAATAAAATGCTGGAATAGCTGGCGAACTTTCATCTTTACGTTTGAGTTGAATGTTAGGTATAAATTGACCTAAGTTGCGTGCTATTAAACCTTCACGATCAATAATCCGATCTTTAGATTTTATTTGCAGTTTTACATTGGCGTTATCATCAAGATTAATGATTATAGTTGTGTCTTCAGTTATTATTTTTATGGTTTTTGTTTTCGTTTTTTTGTCTTTGGAATATACAGTAAGTTCAGTGTCAATAGCTATTTGAGATTTTGAGAGACTGTTATATCTATAGTATGAATATCTTTGTATTGACTCAGGCGCCAGCAAAAGAGAAAAACTAAATGTGATTTCATTGTTTTCAGAGCTTCTTGAAAGGACATCTGTAAAATCTCCAAAATCAACAAGGCGCCCAAACCACAGTATTGGGCCCGTGGTATTCTCTTCTACTGACTGACGAAGCAGTGGGAACGTTCGAAGAAGTGAGCTTTTTCCACTGCTGTTTTTTCCAACGAAAACTGTGATTGGTTTCAGCTCTACATACGTTTTGTCGACAAAACTTCTAAAGCTTTGCAACCCTATACCTTTCATCATGATTAATTTAGTCCTTTAACCAAAATTTTCACTTCCAACAGGATATTTCCTAAACATAAAAATAATATTTGTTTTTTATCGAGCGCGCAATGCTTTCCCCGCCACGCCTGCCCGCTTTATGGGGCGTTTTTAATGCAACTGCAACAAACCTCTAACCTTGTCCCTAGCGGGCCGGTGAGGCGATCCTGAGGAGATCAAAAGAACATGCAGATCCATGCACCTTATAGATGCGTGGCTAAATTAATTGAATATTCGTAATCTGAGTGGGATTTTCTAACGCCTCGCGGAGCGAGTTGTTCAACCTCGTTGGCACAAACAGCGAGTCTTCGTGCCAACGAGGTTTGCAGGGTTAAGTGGTGCTGAATATCACATCCTTTAGATGTTACTCGACCTTATAAAAGACGTTTTCCTCTGGTTCATTGTTCTCACTGTGCGCAAGGTCAGCAATGAGGGTGAGCGCAAGCTTGAGATCCGATGGTTTGCAGTTCGCGATCAACGAGACCTCCGCGATGAATTGCACACATGCCCATTTTTGCTGCGTTCGGCTGAGTTGCTCGCCAACCATGAATTCCCTCCCAAAGGATTTTTACTGTATGTTTGTACAGTATCATGTTTATATTGAAAATGTGAAGTAAAAGATCGTGTTTAATGTTATGTATGTACATGATATCGATGAAAATTAGTGTTTATTTTTACCTCGATTTTTCGGCGAGAGCGTAGACGCGCCTAAGAATTCTTTCGGCTTTTACACCATAAGATGGGCTTGCAGAGAAGAGTTCGCCTTTAGCCGTTCCTCTTCGCCAATGACCGTCAATGACGCTTGTTCCTCCGGCCATTAGGTGCAGAGCTTCGCCTCGGCTTATGGTTATGCCGGTGGTTAGATGTACCTCTTCGGCTATCCTCTCTATTGCTTCACTCTTTTCAGCTCTACCGTGAGTAAATTTTCGATGCTGAACTGGCTTTTTCACCCTGAGTCGGTTTGTAAGCTGCCGCCTTTCATGCCGACTTAGTGGTTTGGTTAGATCAAGTTTGGGTAGGGCATTTTCCTCCTCCGTACAGTTATTGACAGAACTCCGAGAGGGCGCGGTCGCGCCCTTAACGTCAACGGCCAAATCAACGGCACGCTTGGGAACAATCTTCCACTGCGTCAGGCGAGTCAAAATTGGGGTGCCAGCTCCGACCTCAGAATCGTATACACCACGGATGCAAACCATTTCCTCTCCATACTGGTTGAACTCATCACGCGGTTCGTACAGCGTGCGCACCTGCAGATCGTCACGGCGAACAAATGGGCCACCTTGAGCATTAACGTAACCGGCCCAATCGCCAGCATCAGCGGCATCATGCACAGCAGCAAATTCAACGCTCAGGCCGTGCGCTATTTCTGTATCAGCAAGACGACGCAACTCACGGTAAACCGTTACCGGCGCACCGCCGATAAATTGAAACTGACGAATATGCCAGCGAGCCGCCCACGCAGAAACAGCGGGTGCAGTCTCTTTGAGTAACTCACCGCTCTCGTCATCGGTCTCGTCATCAAGAGCGTAACCGTCGATATTTTTCGAGATGTATTTAGCAACATAGCCGGTCGCACTGCCTTTCTCCGGGTCAATCGCTTCGGCGTGAAAGCGCGCTTTTTTGGCTTTGTCGCTTTTCAGCTCGTGGCTATCTTCCTGCCACGCGTAATCACGAATGACGCGGCGAACCCGCTCCACATCTTCTGGCAACATAAACATGAGCATGTGCCAGTGAGGGGTTGCGTCATGATGCGGTTCGGCGACACGTATGCCGAAAATGCGGATGTCTTCCCGATGCAGTTTCGCCCTGATGCGCGCCCAGAGACTGGTGAGATAACCCTGCGTATCTGACGGGTTTGCTCCTTTCCATTTGCTGTTACGGTATCCCGCTTTGGTTGTGGCGTGATATTTGGATGGTGCAGTGAGTGTGTAAAATTCGCCGACATAGCCGAGGTCATTGCAGATATTTTCGAAGCCTCGAATGCGCGTCATGAGCTCACAACGGCGGATCGCAGGATTGGCGATCGAGCCGTCGTATTTTTCAATCAGGCTAATCCGGTTGCCTTCTTCATCCTCAAGCTCAAGCCCCTTGAGAAACTCACGCGTTCGACGCTTTTGCTCGCGCCAGTCAGTTACGCAGTTCTTACTCGCATAGACATGTTTTTTCTTACTGACATTACCGACAGCAATTTGCAGATGTTCGCGCCACGCAGACGCGACACGACGCAGACGGCCTCGCCACCATGTTTCGGTAAACATCCGGATCACAGCGGGAGCAATGTCATTTTTGTCGAAGAATTTCTTTGTTACTCGATCCCAGTGAGGAGGGGTGACATTGAATTGTTGCGAGATAAAACTGGCGTGCATGTACCAGGTATAAAGCGTTTTGAGTTCACCAGACCCGGCGTCGTCGATATGTGCCAGCTCCGAGCGGATGAAATTCGCAATGTCACCGGCCAGCAGATCGATATCGGCGCGCGACATATCCGGGAGTCGGTTAAATCTGGCAATCATATTCATAATGCGTGATGCCAGATATTGCATTAGCTGAGTATCAAAATGCCCGCCGAAAACAGCGGCAGATACGTCGCTTCTGATGCCGGTTGATTCATATTTTTTGGCGACCAGTTCGAGACGCGGCAATGCCTTTTTGCAAAAGCTGATTAAAAAGGCATTGGCTCGTTCACTGCCCTGCGTTTGCTCCAGTACGGTAGCCGTGCGGTTAACCTCAAATCGCACACACTCTGGCTGATGGGCAAGCGCCTTACGCGCATGCAGCAAAGCCGCGAACATTCTGTCGCGGCGGTGCTGTTGCTCATAGGTGAGATATGGGCTGGCTAATGCAGACCCCGGAGTATTCCACGGGTAAGCAAACTGAATAGCCAATTCATACCCCCCGATAGTGCTTTAATTTAAGCTCTGTGATTTGCTGGCAGGTAACGCAAAAGATCACACCCGGTATCGATACACGTCGAGCCTCCGGAATGGGTGCATCACATTCTTCGCACAGCAGGCGAGACGGTGCAGAGTTACGGCTGCGAGCATTGCTGATGTGGCGCTCGCGGTCTTCCTGCTCGCGCTGTTGTGCTAAATCCATTGCGTCGGCCATTAGTGCAACTCCTGTGATTCGTTCTCAAAGCGGCAGGCTTCGCGGCGCAGCAATTCAGCGGCTTCTGTGCCGTTCATGCCCTCTTTGGTGATGTGGATCGCCAGTGCCTCAAGGCGGATTGAAACAGCGAGGGCGCGGTCTTTGCGTTCTTCTTTTCTGGCATCTGTCAGCAATACGGCCAGCGTATCGCTGTCAGTTTTAAAACTACGGGATTGGGTATTTCGCATAAGTAACTCTCCTGATTTCGGGCAATAAAATGCCCGGCGGGTTTACGCCATTAATTTTTCTGTCTGGATTAATTCGGCATGGTTAGCCGTTTTGGGAATAAGCTCACTACTGCGCGAAAATGATTCATTGCTGTAATAAGCGCTTTTTTCTCCTCAGTAGTCAGATCACTTAATTTGAGTTCATGGCGAGCATTTGGGATTTTCGCCAGATAGAAAATTGCGGACAAAGCACGGCTATTTTCTTCAAAGAACGGATCGCGCTTATCACGCATATCAGCAACAAAGCGCTCAAGCTCTTTACCGCTATCACCCCAGTGTTTCGCTCGCAGCTCTGCAACGTAGTTGAGACCGGCCAGGCGCTCACCGGCCATTAAAGGCGCAGCTTGTGGCACAGCTTCGATAGCCATGAATTCTCCTCATAACGGGAAGATAAACCAGCCAGTAAATCGGCCTGCGAGCGGCTCGGGTGCCAGCGCTTGCCATCTTTCCCTATGATCCAGCCGTGACCGCAGTGCATGGCCGGGCTTTGCTTAACGAGAAGAGAGGCGAATGAGGGTTCGTTTTTCAACATAGCCACCTCACATAAGACCGAAGGACGCGCCAATACCACTAACGGTATCAACCGCACTTGCCATTGCGGGATTAGCCTGAAGGCGAGCCTGTAAAGCGAGGGCCGAAAGCGAGAGCATACGAATACCGGCATTAACACTTTCAATCATGGTGCTCTTACGAGCTGAGGTCAGGCGTTCAGTTGAAACTGCGCCGCTTGCCAGTTCGCCGAGTTCACTCATGGCGCGCATGACGTAGGACTGCAATTTGTCTTTCGCCAGTTCGTTAACCGGCACGCATGGTAGACAATGGATCTGAGCCAGAAAACCATCGACGAGTGTTGAGTCTTCGGTCAGGTCAGTCACTAGCCATAACTCTGGTGGTGTGAACTGGTGAGGCTGCTCCGGGTTGAGCTTGTTACGTAACGTTTGAACATTCATCCCCGCGCGCTCTGACAGCTTCGCCATGTTGTGACGCTGCGCGAAAGCCCGGCACGCTTCGTCGTAGTGGGGATGTTTGGAAACTTGAAAATCAAACATGCGCTTTTCCTCGTTAGCTTAAATAATCGAGTTGTTCAGGCGGCTACGTAGCGGCAATTTAGGCCTTGAGCGAGAAGTCGTGCACGGAAGGCAACCATGTTGATGCGAGCGGCTCCACCGTCTTTTTTGCGTGGCATCAGCAGAAGGTCACCATCAGTAACCATCTGTTTTACAGTGCGAATGCTGTAGCCGTAGCGTTCAGCGAATTCGTCATAAGTCATAAGATCTGCGCCGGACGGGATTGCAATTTGTGGAGTCATAAGTGATCATCCTCGGTTAAGTGTTATTTCAGTGCATTGGCGTGCATTTTTAATGTGAAAGCGATACTAAATCTCTTTATGGGATTATGTAAAGCTCTTTAGGGGATTTTATGGCTCTCAATTTTGATGATGCTAAGGAAGTGCTTGAAAGAATAGTGGTTTCCTATGGTGCTAAAAATCGAGGCGAACTGGCAGAACTCTTGTCTGTGCCGCTATCGACTATCAATAATTGGGTTACAAGAGGTAGTGTTCCTGGGAATTATGTAATTCAGTGCACCCTTGAAACCGGAGCAAACCTATCTTGGTTAGTGACGGGGAAACTTGCAAATGCAAATTCCGGGGTGGGATCTGATTTTAGTCCCCATGGCTTAGAGCTGTACGAACGAGTTCTTAGTTCTGGTGGAAAGGCCGTTTTACAGCGAATGCTTGCCGCTTATGGCTTCACAATGCAGAAGCAGTTGGGGGATCTTTTTGGATTGTCGTCTGGAACCATCAGTACATGGATTCGAAGAGATTATTTCCCTGGCGATGTCGTTGTAACCTGCGCTCTTGATACTGGCGTTAACCTGAAATGGTTGGCTACAGGTGAGGGCGAAATATTCAATGAAGCGATCCTTCATGGGCATCTTCGTGAAATGGAGCATCTCGAGCTTTTTGCCGGTCAATTGAAAAAGAAAGGTATGTGGGTCGCCGATAAGTCGCTTGTGACTGAACAAATCAAAACCCCTGCGTATGTTTCCCGAGGGAAGCATTCGTGGATTGTAGATATGGACCGCCTTGAGTTGTCATCTGGGGTGCTGCTGCTCAATATCGACAAAGACATTGATGTTTATAACGTTTCCCGCCTGCCAGGAAATCAAATCAAAGCATGTAATGTCGATGGTGGTATTGAATTTACATGCCATCAAAATGAAGTCCGCTCTGAGGGGCGTGTAATTGTCACTTTGACTTCTGGTCTCTAAACATGTCTGTAAAAAAAATGGCTTCGGGTGAGTGGCTTTGTGATTTCCGTGTTGACGGTGCCGAAAGCCGTCGCGTACGGAAGAAGTTCTCGACCAAAGGTGAGGCGGTAGCTTACGAGCAATATTATCGCGAAGAGGCTCAAAAAAAACCGTGGATGGGGGAGAAGGAAGACCGTCGACGTCTGAGTGAACTTATTGAGCTTTGGCATAATCTACATGGCCAGTCGCTAGAGGCCAGTAAATCTAGGTTAGCCAAACTACATATTGTTTGCCGTGGTTTAGGGGATCCCATTGCGGCCCAACTCACTGCCAAAGATTTTGCTCACTATCGTGATAAGCGACTGAAAGGCGAAATAGACAATGGCTACCACGCGAACCCAGAAAAGTGGATCGCCAAACCTATTACCGTTAATAGGGAACAGCAATACCTTGTAGCTGTATTCAATGAGCTTAAAAGATTAGGTGAGTGGGAGCTGCCGAACCCTCTTGAAGGCGTTAGGGTTTTCAAAGAAGCTGAAAAAGAAATGTCATGGCTAACTCAGGCGCAAATTCGCGAATTGCTCGATGCATGTGAGTCTTACGGCAAGATTTACTTAACACGCATCGTCAAGGTATGCCTTGCAACCGGTGCCCGATGGAGTGAAGCCGAACGTCTTACGCATTCGCAACTTTCACCCCACAAGCTGACTTTTACAAAAACGAAGGGAAAGAAGAACCGCACGGTTCCGATCCCTCGGTGGCTCTATGACGAGTTGTCTCCTCTGCAGGGGAGAATGTTTCATCCATGCTATCAGGAGTTCAAGAAAATGCTTGCTCTTACCGATATACAGTTGGCTGAAGGGCAGAAGACACACGTATTACGCCACACGTTCGCGAGTCATTTTATGATGAATGGTGGCAATATTATTGTACTCCAGCGAATTTTAGGCCATGCAAATATCAGAGAAACGATGCGGTACGCACATTTTGCACCCGAACATTTAGAAGAAGCTGTATTATATAATCCAATTTCAAATATTAATGGTGATGAAAGTGAGTGATGAGATAACTGAATATACCTATTATGAAAAGTATATCATGGGGAAGGTTAATGTTTTTGAACTTTTCATGTGGTTTCTTATTTCCTTTATAATCTTTAGATATACATCGTTGGTTGATATTTTTACTTCGAAAAGTAAATACGGCACAATGGATATATCTTATTTGAGCATTCTCTTTTCGTCTGTTGCGGTAATGCTAGTGCCATTGGCATATACAATAATTAGTAAAACATCACCATTTCAGGATGCATTTCTAACTATTTTTCGTTTTAAACCTATTGATATTTCTAAATTTTTACCCCCTAAAGGGGTGAAGGATAGTCCGATAGCCTACATGGCACATCTTTGTAAGTCGTCGGAGGATTTATCAAAATCAATATTTAATCGAGGTGTAGTTTATTTGATGATGGGGGTCACCTTCGCTGTTGCTGGTTTGCTGTTTTTTTATGCGCAAGTAACAATTGATAATATTCAATCGGATTTTAAATCAGAGTTATTACATTACGCTCCAAAATTTGGGATATTGTTTTTTATTGAATTTATTTCATTTTATTTTCTTAAGCAGTATAGATCTACAATGGATGAATTTAGATATTATGAGTCCCTAAAGAGATCAAGAGAGGAAAACTTATTAATATTGAAGTTAATAATAGAAAAAGCCAAGCCTGAAGAAGTCTTAGGTTTTGTTGAAAAGTTTGCATTAAAATCAAATGCTGAAAAGCTAATCGATGGACAAACTTTAGACATCTTGGAGTCAAAAAAATTGGAGAAAGGTGAACTGGAAGTTCTCGTTAAAGCAATAGAGGCGCTCAGACCTAAGACATAAATGTCCACATCCTGCCCACAGAGCATGTTTTTGACCGCATTTGGCTGCACCAGAGATACATATAACTAACTGTTTATAATAAAAAATATATATTTATCAATGTGATGGGTTAAAAGCGTCTGAACTAAGACTCGCTTAAGCAACATCCTGTTAAAAGGGCTGGCCGCAAGGCCGGCCCTTTTTTATGTAAATCCCCGCCGCTTGTTAACCTTCGTTTCATAAATCATTTACAATAGCCGCTCTCTAGCGGAGGGTAAGTGAATAACGCACTGCATCAATCAGCCTTGAAACGCACAGCGGCCTGGACCGCGCTGTTTGCGA